CCAGGACCAAATAGGCCCATCAACTGTTAGGGCGATGCACCTAACAGCACCGTCACCATGGAAGTGTTACGACCATGGTCCCAGGTCGGTCCAATAAGGAACGATCTGGGTGCCTAGAGCTGTGTTCTTGTATCTCCGGGTCATTTCGACCGATTTCGGAGAGTCAAGCGCACCACGATGGAGGCAATGCATAAGAGCACCCTCAGAACGGGACGAATCATATACTATGACTCTTTCCCTGAGGACTCTTGCGTTGTAACCGTCGTAACCGCGGCCGGGTTTTGAGGGACAGGCTTCATCGAAGTTAACGATGAGGCCATCGTCCCCGTAACCGAGTGGGATACACGTGTTGCTTGCAATTGGACATGCTCTACGAGCATAGCTCCAAACACGAACAAAACGAATATCGCACCCATGACCGCTATTGCGGATATGACTGTATCTCCGAATCTTATTAGCGATTCGGATACACGCCGTTGAATAATCATGATAGTCGCCTTTAAAATAGAAAGGGCGGATCATCATGCCATCAAGGTAGTCATAACCACAGCTCTCGAAGAAGCGTCCAGCCAAGAACGTTTTCTTCGTATTAACGTTAAACCCTAGAAAATCTAGGGCTCCCTTCAAAGTAGGATAACATGTCCGGTCGATGATAATGTCGTCGCCAAAAGCGACTGCACTATGATCACCAGATGCACGCGCAAGGGCGAGAAAGATAATACTTTCTAGCTCAAACGTGTAGCCGTTACCCATTGAAGAGAATTTGGACAGTCTAACCTCCTTGCCGTCAATAACACTGTATTCAGTGCGACAGACGTCGAGAAGGGAAGCCCACTCGAACGGGAGAAGTAACCAGACAAGCTCCGAAGCGATTGTATCGCTCGCGGAGCTTAAGTCAACAGTAGCTTTTCCGGTTAGATGTGCAACACTTGCCATCCGGCGATTTATATCCGCCTGATGATCAAGGTTGAGTCCATAACGTTGTAGTCTTTGTCGCAACAAAGCACCAATGCCAAGCTGAACATATATGTTCAGATGAGGCTCGATCGCTATTGCGCGATCGGTTTTAGAGGTCTTTGGGACAAAGGTTACCCGACTGGAAGCCTTAAGCTCGATAGACGATGCACTTCGAGGCACTAAGGATCGCCAGTACGGATAGAGGCGCGGTGTGACATGCATGACGCATGTGTATTTCTTGCTAGCTACTACATCGTTACCGGCAACACTTGACGTGGCGCCAGGACCGTATCTGAATTTTGACTCCATATAATCGAGTTTATCTCGAGTTAACGGACCTAAAATATCAGATATGATGCGTTGCGCCTTTACAATGACTTCATTTGTTCTCATGCTAACGGGGCTGACGCCACCGTTAAGGTATGATACTAATCTGTCATTAGTGTTTGCGCATTGCATCTCCGCAGACCACCAAGTCTCCATAGCGACCTTTTTAGGGTCGTACGAAGTCTTGAGGTGGGGGTTCTTCCGCATAGCTTCTGTTACTAAATAGTCATCGGCGAATCGTGGGGATTCAAAATCTGGGGCATCAAGCTCCAAATATTGATCCCAGTTTTCGCTCTCGGCTAATAGATAACAAGAAAGTGCGCGAGGCGTTCCAACTGCCTCGCACACTCGCAAGAACGTACCAAGCTCGACCTTAAAGGTACGAGCTGCCAGGTTCAACCTAGGCATTCTGGCCATGATCGTTTCCTTCTACAAGTTAGTAGAGGGGATCGAGATCACGGACAGCCGCACGCACTAGCGTGTTGGCCAGACCGTTGGTCAGGAACGCGTACAGGTTCTTGCGCTCTGCGTCAGTGGAAGCGGTCGGAAGGATGACATCCACGTTCGCGCGAAGCACGTACAACTGAGTCGTAACACCGTTCACCGTAGAGGTGATCGGGTATTCGACAGCGTACTTCGCCCGGTTAACCAGGGACGTACCCGACGCGAACTTATTCCCGACAGTCAAACGGGGAAAGCCGATTGCAATGCCGGAAGTACGATCGACGAAGGAGGTTGCGCCCGGAGTCTGGTTTTCCGGATTGAAGGTAACGGCCACAGGAGTGGCTTGACCATCGTTGATGGTAAGAGGGGCAATAGCCGCCATAGGAGTGAAAATTCCTAGATTTAAAGTTGAAGTTATAG